GTTTCGTTTCACCAGTATAAGAACACATCTGCGATTCTAGTTCTGCGAAATAGCCAACGTGATGTACTCGCTCCTGCTCGTATAAGGCACTTATAGGCTCTGCTCTTGTGAGTTTACCCCTTGTAGCTCTTACTGACCTATAAGGAACATTATTATCTATTCCCCTTAATAGTCTTTCTACCAAGTCGCCACCATTATTTACTTCTGCAACTATTCTATCAGCTTGCCAGTCATAATAGCAATCAATAGCTTTTCTTCCCCATTTATCAGGACTGTATCTACCTGAAACATCTTCTAGCACATAGTATCTTTCATTATAGTCTTTACCTACCACCACAATTCCAGTTTCATCTGAGTTTTCATTAGCTGTAACTGCAGGGTCTATTGCTACTATAATTTGCTTTAAGTCTCTTTCTTCGTTTTCATTAATGCGAGATACATCTATCATTTTTGGCGACCATAAGGCTCCTTCCATATCTTCTATTATTTCAGCATAGAGTTCTTGCCTACCCAATGTGGTTCCTTCATACCTTTCTCTTAGCATTGTTAATGCTGTATCAGCCAAATTATCTTCGTTCTCAAAAGTGTTACCAGACGTTACTTGTACGTCTTTTCTTAATATCAATTCTTTTATTATCTTGGTTGGTTTAGGTGTTGTTGTTATCACACATTGCGGATTATCACCTAATCTTAAACCGAACATTAACTGGTCAAAGGCTTCAGGGTATCTCCATGCAGCCAATTCATCTGACCATGCCCTATGAAACTGCGGTCCCCTTAATCTTTCAGGCTCTGATGCTGCATAACCTATAATTTTTGACCCATTATGTAGACGTATTTCTGACGTGCTTTGTGAATAACCCTTTTGGTCTTTTTGTAGGCTAAAACATTCAGGGGGTATAATTGTTAACAAACCGCTCGGTCCCCCAAAACATACTCTTCTTAAGTCTCCGTGCGTGGGGGCAACAACTGCACTAATAGTATTAGGGTTTCTCAATGCAAAAAGGGCAATATCTTGTGCACCAGTTCTCGTTTTCCCCCACCCTCTACCTGCCAATATTAGCCAAATATAGTGTTCTTCTGCAGGCTGTAGTTGCTTTGCTCTAGCCGTTTTAAGCCAATTAGTGTATAGCTTTATCGTTTCCTTCTCTGCGTCCGTCTGCAACTGTGTCAAGCAGTTCCATAGCTTCTCTGAAGGCTTCGTCTTGTATGTTTGCATTTAAGTTAACATTCTCTGTTGTTTCTCCTAAGGCAAGTTTTGCCAATCTTTGTGCTGATAATGCCGCACTTGCCAGAGCGTTTATTTGGGTCGGTTGAAAATTCTTTTTATCCTCGTTTATATTTGATGTGTTTTTTCTAATGTTTTGTCCAACAGTAGCCATTAGTGCTTTAGCTAAGTTGAGACTATTTATATCAAATTTCTTTGATTCTTCTGCCAAGCTCTTTGTTCTTTCTGCATCTAATTCAGCTAAGAATTTCTGTTGAAACATTTCACGCTCTTGTTTCCAATTCTCTCTTTGGGCAGTTCTATAAAGGGTAGACTTAGCAACATTAAACTTCTTATGCAATTCTTCAAGTGTGTAGGTTTTTCTGTCACCTTCTTCGTCATTAAACCCCTGCACAAATAGATTGCGAATTTCCGTTTTTAGGTCGTCTGTTAGTTTTTTATTTTTAGAATTTTTACTCATTAATTCTCAATATTTCTCAGAACTATAATGCAAAAGATTCCAAAATGGAAATAAAAAAAAGGGAAGAACTGAGGATTCTCCCCCTTTATTTATTATTAACTCACAGAATGAATGCTCAAACTGTATTTAGATTATACACTAATCATTAAAGTTTACCTCACTCCAATCGTTCTTAACTTCTCTTACTGAGGGCAAGAATCTATGTTTGTTATAGTTGTATTGGAATGATGCTTGCCCTATCTTTCCATATAAGTCCTGTTCTCTTATCTTTCTAGTTATTACACTCGTTGTGCTTGTGTCAAAGTCTCTATGTACTGTTAGTACTGCGTCAGCCATATTGTGCCAATGCGCTGCACCACTTATGTCATAAGCAGTAGGTGGTAAATAAGAGCCATCTGTTCCTTTAGGTAGCTTTGTAGGGTGAGCAACTACCCACGTAATGATTTCATATATACGACTAAATCTTTTACATAATGATATGAAGTCTCTTATATGTTCATCTTCTCTAACATTGCCTGACCTTTTTGCGCTAACCTCATTAAAAGGGTCAATTACCAATCCATTTATACCGTGTTTAAATATGCTAGATTTAACTATAGAAAGAATGAGGTCTATAGAGGGAACGCTATCCTTTGTTTCTATAAAGAAAAAATGCTTATGAATAAAGTCTATTGCTTCATTTAATTCTTCCTTAGACATTCTGTTTGAAAAGCCTTCATCAAATCCTTTTTGTATATACATCTGAACCATTCTTCTTATATGAAACTGTGTGCTATGTTCTGGTGAAAACACTGCAAACTTCCAACCATGATTTTCTGCCATGGTTATTAGTATTTGGTCTAAGAATAAAGATTTACCATGATTGGGTATTCCTGTAATTGTATGGAAAGTTCCAGTCATTAATTTATATATATCGTCTAGTCCATCTATTCCTATTTCAAAAGGCTTTTCGTAATTCCCTTCATACAAGTCATGTAACTGCCCATAATAATCATTAGCTGTATATAGTCCTTCTATGGGATATGGTTCTGCGTTGTCTAATATTTTCTTTAATTCAGCTTCGCCATGTTTCATTAAAACGTCGTTGGCATCTTTACAACCTTCTGGCAGTCTTACAAACCAAGAAATATCTTTTCCAAATCTATGCAACAGTTCCTTGTGTAATGCCCTTCCTGCGGAGTCAGTATCAGTAAATATAATCACTTTCTTGGCTTCTAAGGGACAATTCTGTAAAGCCTTAAATCTAGCATCATGTTTATTGAATTTAGCTTCTTTAGGTGCTCCGTTGGGCAAAGAAGTTGCACTATATCCAACCACCTCACAAGCTAGTACGTCCATTTCTCCTTCTACAAATACAACCTCATTTTTCTTATAAATATTGTCATAGTTATAAAGGATTGATTTTGCTCCCTGTGTTTGCCTAAATCCTTTGTCTGCTGTTCTGTATTTAATGTTTTCTAGTTCGCTGTTCTCATTGAAATACTGAAAACCAAACCAACCTTCTTCATCAAATATTTTAAATTTATCTACAACCGCCTTTGTTATACCTCTATCCTCAAAGAACTTATACATCTTAGAGGTGTTGTTAGGTTTTGGTGTTGGTGGTTTTATATAGGTTTTCTTAGGTATTGTTATAGGTACCATTCCTTCTTCAAAATAAGAACCTCTCCACTCACAATGATGACAATACCAAACTGTTCCTTCTGAATTTATAGTTAATGTTAGTGGATTATCTCTAGGGTTGTGTGGCGGCTGACATTCTGGGCATTTTAGTTTTTGTGAACCATGCTCAAAACTTTTCTGTCTTATTCCATGCTCTATTGGTGGTTTATTCATTTTTCTAATTTCTCCAGTATTTCTTCAATTAATGAGTTTCTAGTCATTTTGTAATTATTTTCTACTTTATTATTTTCATCTTGTAGTTTTTTAAATGCTCTAATGAAATGTGTTATGTGCATTTCCATTATGTCTAAAAATTCTTCTTTTGAATGTGAGTAGTAATACATAGGTTCATGCATATCACTTGGAATTTCTTTTTCTTCAATTATTGATTGAAGTGCTATTAATGTTTTAAGTTTCATATTGTCACCCAGCTAAGTTATTAATTTTAGATTGTTTCTTTACCCCTGTAATCCAACCAGTTTCGTCAGTTTCAAAGTAATCCAACCAACGCTCTTGATTTAACCAAGTGGTTGCATGAGGAATATATTTTTCTTCTGTGGCTAGATTTTGTTCTGCAAATCTTTGTGCACCATATAAAATTTTATCGTAGTGCTTTTCGTCAAATTTATTAAATGATTTATTAGCCGACTTCTTTCCAACCTTTCTTGGATAGATAGACCAAAATGTTTGAAATTCCTTTATATATATATCTTTTGTATTATCTTTAGTATTAGGAGGCTCTGGAGCGGTCAGGTGGGGTGTTTTTGCACCCCTAAGGGTGTGAGGACCCTCACTTATAGTTAAATGATATCTATTGCTAGTATTGCTGCCATCTTTGGTTTTTCTTCTTTCTATCCTTAAATACCCCAATGACTCAAATTCCTTTATTGCCCTTTGGACACCTTTTGTGTCTTTAAGACCAACCATGTCAGCTATATGTCTATATGAAGGGTAACAGCTTCCTTGTTCATCACAATAATTACCCAATAAAACCAAGATAAATTTCTTGGTCGGAGTTAAACCCTCAACCTTCAAAGCTAGATTCAATTTCTCTATGCTCATTTTTTCCTCTTATAATTAAAACGAATTAATTATGTCTTATTAGGCAAATTTAGGAAAGCCCTTTTTGGAATATTAATTAATAATCCAATCTTGCAATATTTCTGCTAACATTTTTGTGTCATTTATTTCAGTTAGATTGTGCTTTTCTATTTTGTTTTTTAAATAAGGACTCTCTACTATGTTCATCAATTTGGTTTCCCTAGATTTCAAGAATTTTGAACTCTGGTTATCCATTCTTTTTTTGTGTCTCATGTTCAAAGTTTGAACGTCATTTTCTAACAATATAATTCTAGTCTCATGACTGTTCACAAGTGATATTAAATTTTTTTTTGTAAAAAGCCTGTCACCTTCAAATATTATATTTTTTTCTATTTTGCAGACATACTTCTCAAAATCACTTTGCACAGCCATAGAAAGTTTGTCCGTCCCTGCAAAAATCTCCTGTTTTTCATATATACCTAACACACTTATATTCTTTTTAGGCTCTAAATAACCACGCAAAAGTCCATATTTAAACATAGCCTGAGGCTGTATAAGGCTGAGCAATGATCTTACTAGAGTGGTTTTTCCAGTCGCAGGTACACCACCAATCGCTATACATTTCATACCGTTTTATACTCCAGTGTTCCAGTATCTAAAAATACTGCATATAAATATTTCCTTATGCTTTTAGATTCGTGCTGTTTTTGTTTTAGAGTTTCACTTCTGGCGTCCCAAAAGACTTGCCAATCAATACCATTCCAATCATCTGCCTCAACTTTCTTAATTTCCTCTGCTTGTCTATCTAAATAATAACCCAAATATCTACCTTGTTTCTTTCTAAATATTTTTTTGAAACTGCACAACATAGTTTCCATTTGGTATAAGTCCATATCTACATTATATTCTTCTTTCAATTCACACTGTAAGCGTAATGCTTGTATTTCTAAATATTGAACAGTTACAGGATCAAGTTTTTTGTTTATTAATTCATCATGACTCAACGCATATAGCAACCCATTACGATGCGATTTGCTGCCATTATGGTCATTGAGTTTGAGGTTGTCAGGTATGATATTTACTCCAACACAATCCTTCAATGTTTGCAAATAATACCAAGTAGAGTATCTGCCGAACTTGTGCATATTGAGAATTATGCTTTGCCAAACGAAATCAAAAGACTTTTCTTGTAGCTTTTCAAACCTATGTCGTTGGGTTTTCTCTGCGTTATTGTGCATAATCCATCGTTTATAACTGGCAAATTGGTCTGGTAAATGCCCTTTATTCCATTTCGTGTCAGTTTGATAACGCAACCTGTGATAGTTTTCATTGTTCCATTTTTTCAATCTGTTTTGGTCAACCAACTCAAAATCAGGGAACTCATTCCATATAATCCAAGCTGTAGGCAAATGATAAGTAGTGCCATATATCCAAGCTATCCAATACTTTTGCTCTATATTGTGCTCATACCTGTCAAATAAATAATTCAACAACCACAATGCAGGGTCGCAGTCTTTGTGTTTTATAGACCAAACGCACCATTTTTTGAATGCTAATTCTCTATTTTCCTGCAACCTATAATCCACGATACCCTGACTCATCAAATACTTTTATACAACCGCCTCTCCCATTTTTATAAACAGCAGAATTTATAACAGGGTCTTTTATGTCATATATACCATCAGAGAAAGTTTTACCTGCTATAAGGAACATTGATAACTGACTTTTAGATTTTTGCTCACCTAACATTATGAAACCTATATTCTTATAAAAATCTACCGCTTCAGGCTCTGCTGATACTCTGAAATATCTAGCTTTATTTTGAATCGCATACAAAAGACTGTAATTGCAAAGTTTCCTAGCTACACCTTTCCTGCGATGTTTAGCAAAAGTGTGTAGTAATTGTAAATTAGCTACTTTTGGCTCTTTTTTAGATATGGTTGTTATAATCGCACCACACAATTCGTTATCTTCTGAATAACCAACACACCTGTTCCAATACTTACCCATGTTAGCTTTAGAAACGAATGTATGTGCAAATTTATCAGCAACATCTTCTGTAATTGATTCACAGAATGCTTTTTTACTACACCTTGATAAACTCACGAACTTTATTGCCTCTGCTTTTATCATGTTTGGTCTTTTGCCAACCATTGTATTCTTTAATATCCCACACGAATGGTGGGAATTTATAGTCGTAAGAACTCAATATCTCATAGACATTGGGTCCATCATTTAGTGCAGCATCAATGAAGTTCTCAGCAAATTTGAATTGGTCATGTATTTCCCTTTTGTTAGTTGTAGAGCGAAAGCACCTAAATTCAATAGTTTCAGTATGTTTTAAACAATAAGTATTGATTGCGTATCTGAAAGGTCTGCCCATAGAAACACCATCTTTTCCTGCTGCGTGTAATTTGATGTAATGTTCAAAGTTTTCAGCTAACTTTATAATGTTGTTGCACATATATGTAGGCATTTCTCTACCGCCATCATATTTAAGATACATCTTTGCTCCTTTTGACTTTTGCATAGCTATTCCTGCATCGTAGAAGTTATAAAGCGTAGCTATAGTAAGTGCTTGGTTAGACATAATGTATTTGGTTAGTCGTTTCAACGCTTCTATGTCGTTTATCAATTCAGGCACATGAACATGAAGGTGACCATGATTAACACAAGCAGCAGTCGGTGTGTCGCCCTTCTCAACGAAAAAATCAAACAAATCCATAATAAGTTCTACTTGTTCTTGCCAAGTAGCTGTGGGTTTTGTGTTTATCTCACCGCCCATGTGCGGAGTTTCACCTAATGGGTCACATGCAACATATTGAAAAGGCTCTATAATGTTTACTATATCGGTTTCAGCATATTCCCATTTACCAAACTTTTCAGGTATCTCATGTTTCCTGTTTATATCGCCCCATTCAACCTCATATCCCCATGTAAATTTCTTTTTGTCGTAATTCATTGTAAATCCTCAATAACATCTCTAATTCTTACTTTTCTTAAAGCGTTTTTCTGTATAACATAATCAACACAAGGCTCGGTTTTTTCTATTCCGAACCCACTAATACCTGCTCTTTCCAATATATCTTTAGTACTTGCTATGAATGTATCTTTGTTTGCTTGTGCATAATATAAAGGTCTTTGTTCATTTCTAAAAAAATGCATAGAATTTGTGCCTCTTGCATCTATAACTACTGCCGACATAGAGCCTTCTAACCACAAAGCGTGTGATTGGTTTTCCCATGCACGCAAGATAATTTCACTATCGCATTTCGTTTCAAATTTGTAGTTGTAGGTAGCTTCCCATGTGCTAGGGTCTGACTGTGTTATTACACCATTATGCACAACAGCTATATCTTGACTAACTATGGGTTGATTCCACTCAATATCGGAAGTGCTATAACGACAATGCGCTATCAGCATTTTTGTATATATATTATCAGGTATATCAAATGCATCAGCCGATTTAGGCAAAATGAAATGTTTTATTTTATTGGCATCTTTGTAGTCTATATAAGCTAGTCCAGTAGCGTGTTTACCTCTTATCATTGACTGGTCTAATAGTTTTCTGAATGAGTCTATATCTACTTTATCGTTATTATGGACACCTATAACTGCGCACATATAATCCTCTAATTATCTATTAGACTTTCACCTTTTTGTCTAGCTTGCGCTCTTTCTATTTCCGCATCTGCATCTAAACAATGGTGCATTTTTTCTCTGTAATAACAAACGATTGATACTCTTTCGTAAGCCAGTTTTGCTTTAATTTCTGTATTAGCGTGGTATTCGTGAACATTAAAGAAACAAACATCGCCTGAACGAACATCAAACGCTACTCTGTATCTTGGTATCACTGTGTAAGCACCTTCATATTGACCTGCTTCTAATACAGCTAAATTACCTAAACCTTCTGCATAATCTCCTGCATCTACATGCAATGCAGTTCTAAAGTTTTTGTTAACAGTTATAGTCGTGAAAACAGTATCTTTGATAAGAAAATCTTTGCTAGTTTTTTCTGCCATAGCTTTTTGATTGGCATATCTCTCAGGACACGCTTCTGCAAAAAGTTTATCTATGTAGTGTATGTATGGATAAGCGTCTTTGAACTGTTGAAAGTTCTTTTCATACCAAGATGTTTGTCGGCAGTAAGGAAACCTAGAATTTCTGTCAAAAAACCCTACAACACCTGAGTTTACTGTATTGGCTCTTGAAGTGTTGCTTAAGGTTCCATCTTTTTTAATACCGCTAAACCTTATTTTACTTAAATCGCCTATGTCCCAATCGCTTTTAGTTTGGTCAGATATTATTCCGCCTGCAGCACCTCTGTTATTTGTCGGTGCAGCAGCATTCCTCAAAACTTTCCATGCATCTTCACATAACTGAGAGGGTATTTTGTTTTTACGGAAGAAAAATAATGGCTCACCATTTTCTCCATAAGCATCACAATCATCTCTAATAACCGTATCATAATCTTTTTCTGTGATCCATTCGCCTTTTCTTTTGGCTATTTCTTGTTTCGTATAATGTGGCTCAAGGTTATGGACTTTCATCTTTATAACACCTCTCAACAGCAGAGAATACTGTATCTGTTAGATTTTCTTTATCCCATTTGTCTTTTAAATTAGCTACCATTTCTTGAAACAAAGGCTCTGTTTCTTGTGTTAAGAATATATTCACCATGCGTACATTGCTAGTTTGTATGTCCCCGAAATCTGCTATATCAACATCAGTTATTATTTCTTCAGGCTCAGTGAAGTTGATCAGATTCTCAGTTAGTTTTTCTATTTCTTGAAAATCAAATCCAGTTAAATCCAAATCAATATTAGATTCAGCGAGTTTAGTAAACTCCTCTGCAAGCAATTCATTGTCCCATTCAGCAAACTCAGAACTTTTATTGTCCATAATTCTATAAACACTTTTCTGTTCATCGGTTAAACCTTTGCTTATATGTACAGGTACTTCCTTGATTTGCAAAACTTTAGCTGCTTTCAAGCGTGTATGTCCTGCCAAAATCACTTTATCTTCATCTGCTATTATGGGCACACGCCAACCAACTTCTTTTATGCTAGATACTACTCTCTCAACTGCTTTTTCATTAATTCTAGGATTGTTTTCGTAGGGTTTAAGTTCTTCAATTTTCATCATTTCAACTTCATAAGCCATGTTTTCTCCTTTTATATATAAAAATCATTAGGGGTAACCAAGCCTTCTGTTATGCGGATTAATAACAGCATCTCTCTTTTTCTAGGTATCCTTACGCCTGTTATCCATTTGGCTAAAGTTCCCTGAGGTATTCTAACATTCTCTTTGTCATGTATTTCTTTAATGAATGACATTTGAGTGTGGTTATTTATCTTTAAATATTCTTGCAACTTCATAATGCTTTTAATTATTCCAATAATGAATTATAATGAAACCGTAAATTGAGTCAACAATAAAAGGAGAATAAAATGAAAGTAAAACTTAAAAGATTACATAAAGAACTTACTCATGTTTGGAGTGGTATTGGACATTACCACGATTCAAGCAAGTCTCTTTACGGATATAAAGACTACTTCATAAAAACAGATGACTACTATATGGGTTGGAATGTTTTCAAAGGAGAAGAACAGATCAACCCCATAACCATAAGCGGTATGAGTTTTAAAGAAGCAAGAGAGTGGTTAGAGAATTACCTAGAAGAAAAAGGGGAGATATAAAATGAATAGTAATAATCCGTTTGAAGTTCACGGTATAGAACATCTATCACCTTCATCTTGTAATACATTTATAGATGATAAAGCCATGTGGGTAATGAGGTATCTTTTTGGTTACAGAAATGGCGGTGGTCCTGCCATGTGGAGAGGTACTGCAACAGACAAGGGAGTTGGAAGGTACTTTGGCTATCAGGGTGAATCTGTTACAAAAGATGAATGTATGTCTATAGCACAATCTATTTATAAAGAAGAACTAGATAATTGTAATAAGGCCTATCCTGAACAAATAATAGATGAAGCCAAATATGAATTAGAAGGCTCAAGACTTAATAGATATTTAGAAACTGCAATAGATTTTTATGAGGAATTAGGACAGCCAACTGATTATCAAAAAAAGATAGAACTACAGCTACCTGATTTACCTGTTCCTATCATTGGCTATATAGATTTAAAGTATGGAGATACCATACGAGATATTAAGACTACCGCAAGGAGTCCTTCAAAAGTTTCCGATGCTCACGCTAGACAGGTTTCTGTTTATGCTAAAGCAGAAGAATGTGTGCCTATTTTAGATTACATAGTAGTAACTGCCAAAGATGAAAAGGTGGTTTCGCATACTGTGGAAGATGTAGATAAGCATATACAAACTGTAGAACAAGTAGCATATTCAATTATGACTTTCTTGTCCTATTCAAATGATAAACATGAATTAGCAAATAGTTGTTATCCCAATATAGATGATTGGAAATGGGGTAGAGACGAAATTAATTTTGCTAAGACTATATGGAGTATAAAATGAATAATCAAACATTGATTAATGCTTTGGTCAAAGCACAAGAGAAAATTGACCACGTTGTAAATGATGCTAAAAATCCTTATTTTAAGAGCAACTATGCTTCTTTAAAGAATGTATTAGATGCAGTAAAAAAGCCTTTAAATGATGAAGGCATATACCTACAACAAATAAGTCATCATTCAGACACTGGAGTTATAGTTGAAACTATATTTCTAGGTCATGGTGGTTCTGTTTCTTCTGGGCAAGTTTATATACCTGCACAAAAGAATGACCCTCAAGCCTTTGGTTCGGCTTTATCTTATGCAAAAAGATATTCTGTGCAAATGGCTTGCGGTATAGCAAGTGCTGATGAAGATGATGATGCGGAAAAGGCTATGCGTAGAAATGTTAAATATACTTTTGCTAACGCAGAGGGTGAAATATTGGCAGAAGCTACCGACCCCACTAAGTATCTGAACCTTCTAAGCAAACACTTACCTTCTGAAAATCCTGATACAGACCAAATTAACCTATATGAAGTTAATAAGAAAAATATTAAGGAAGCCAAAAAAGATACAAGAGTTAAGAAATTCATTGAATCTTATGACAGGCTTATAGAAGTATATGAGCAGTAAGGCAAATAGCATAACTGATTTCGTTTATCTCTGTATGGGAGATGAAAAGTGGTGGACTTTCTGGGAATTACAAAGCCATATTAAAAATATGACTGGTAGATTTTATGGAGAACCATCACTTTCTGCCGCCATAAGAGATTTAAGAAAGGATAGATTTAGGAGACGATATAGCTTGCCATTAGAAGGTGAGGTGGTAGTCAAGCAAAGAATTCCTTACAAAAAAGGTTACCAATATAGACTAATAAAAGGAGAAAATAATGTCTAATCAATATGAAATGAAACCCCTAACTGGAACTTTATTTACAGAAACAAATGTAACAGTTCCAAGAAAAGGAAAAGTTAAATTCTTTAAGCCTAAAGAATGGTATTGTAATATTCTTAAATATTCAGGAGAAAAAGAGAAATATGAGTTCTGCGTCTCTTTAGGTTTATTACACTACAACGCACCTGATGAAAAAAAATCAACTGGCACACCTGATATTGGTGGGAATATAACTTTACCTGAACCAAATACCGACCCATTAAAAACCAAAATCTTTGATTTAGTAGAAGATAAGGTTGTCAGGTCAAAACTTTTAGAAGCAGTTGAGAATATGCCTATGGAAACAGTTTTTAAATGTGGTGGTTGGCAGAATGTTTCTGAAAAGGGAGTATCTTATACTAATATAAAATTAACCCCTCGTGATGAAGAAGGTAATTTAATTTACGAAAAATCAAAAGAAGTTACTGTAGGTAATGTTGCTGATGATTCAGACGTACCCTTTTAGAGAATGGACGAACAAGTAGAGTCTTGGCAAAATAAAATACGTGCTTTAGCACCTCTTGTATCAAAGGCGGAATATGCAGTTCTTAAAGGTGAAGCTGATGTTAAAAAACTTCAGGCTCAATTAGAACTAACCGCAACAGCTAGAGGTGTTAAAACTGTATCTGCTCAAAAAACATACGCTGATAATGATGATTCTTTATATCAAGCTAGACTAAAAGTAGGAGTAGCTAAAGGACAATTATCAGCTTTAAAGATAGAATTAAAATCATTAGATGTTGGCTTTGAAGAATGGCGAACTAAAATGGTTAATGCTAGAGAAGAAAAGAAACGCTATGGAGCATGAAAGGAAGAAACCCCACCTCTAAAGAGAAAAAACACATGGATAGGGTTAGTCAACTCGGTTGTATCGTTTGCTTCTTAAACGGCTTCTATGGAGTTCCTAGCGAGATACATCACATAGAGGGTAAAACAAAGGAAGGAGCACATTTCAAAGTTCTACCTTTGTGTTATCAACATCACAGAGAGGGCAGCTTTAATGATTCTTTTGTTAGCAGACACCCATGGAAAAAAGGTTTTGAAGAAAGATATGGTTCTGAAAGAGAACTATTGGAGTTGGTAAATGAAATGGTTAAAAAAGAATAGATATTATTCCAAAAAAGGCTTTTATTATTTAGTAATCCAGTTATAATTATTTTATCAAGCTTAGAAAACTTGTTTAAATTGAAAATAATAAAAGGAAAATAAAATGAAAAATCAAGAAATCTTTAATCAAATCCAAGAAAAGATAATCCACCTTATGAAAACTGAGGGTACGGATTGGCATAAACCTTGGATAAGCAAAGGTAGACCCATAAATTACATAACTAAAAAGCCATACAGAGGTATGAATCACTTTTGGTTATCAGTTCAAGAGTTTAGTACAAACGAATGGGCAACTTATAAACAATGGAGTGAAAAGGATTACCAAGTTAAAAAAGGCTCTAAAGCTACAAAGGTAGTATTCTGCGAAGTTAAAGAAAAGAAAGCAGAATGGCTTAAGGATAAAGAATTAGAGCAATATCAAATAACTGGCAAACTACCTAAATACTTTTTATGGAAAAACTTTTCTGTATTTAATGGAGACCAAATAGAAGGCTTTGTATCAGAAAACAAAAATACAAAACATTCTTTAGAGTTAGATGAAAGGAAAGTTAAAGATATAGAGTTCTTTATAGCTAATACACAAGCAGTTATAGATAAGGGTCAAGACATGGCTTTTTATTCACCTTTAGTAGACCATATAGGCATACCTAAGTTAGAACAATTTGATACTGATTCTGACTACTATTCAACTTTACTTCACGAACTTACACACTGGACTGGTCACAAAGACAGATGTAATAGAGACCAAACAGGAAAATTCGGCACAGAAGATTACGCTAAAGAAGAATTGGTCGCAGAAGTTGGTTCAGCTTTTCTCTGTCAATTATTACAAATAGAAAAGACAGTTAGAAATGACCACGCTAAATATCTAAATAGTTGGATTAAACTTTTACAAGATGAATCTAAAGCAATGATAACTGCCTTTTCACAGGCACAAAAAGCAATAGATTTCTTAGAACAATCACAATTACAAAAGAAGGAGGTGGCATAAGCCACTTCCTAAGGGAGAAATGAAATGAAGATACTGAAACAATTTAAGGGTGAAGATACATGGAATGTTATAAGTCTAGAAGAAGCTATTGAATACACAGAAGGTTCAGGTTATTGGAAAAAAGGAACAGTCAAACAAATGCTTGAAGCAGGTACGCAGATACACACACCTACTGCCTTTTATAAAGCTGATGAGGAAATAAAATGAAAAGAATGGCAACTAGAACTAAACCAAGATTTCCACACTTACATAATTTCTTATACCAGTTGGCTTACTGCCTTCTCTTATTAGGATTTATGTTTTTATTTATTTTTCAATTAGGGGGATAAACAATGAGTAATTTAGAAAATAAGGTTATTGAGATTAAAAAATCAATAAAAGAAAAAAGAAAAGAAATTAAAGTATGGAAATCTTTTATAAGTGGTTACTCCTCAGATGTTTGGAGATTAGAAAAAGAAATAGCTGAACTAGAAGAATTAATTGAAGATGACACACATTCTTTAGAATTTGAATTACAAGGAGAATACGAATGACTTTTGATATGGCGGTTTATAAATATGCTTGTTTTTTACAAGACTTCTACGGACAAGGTATAGGCGGAACTCAATACCCTGATAAAGAACTTAGTCACAAAGATGAAAAAGGTAATTGGTACTTAGTAGGTTGGAGAAATGCTAGACTTGCTAAAGTGAAAGCCAATGGCTATGTAAAAATAGGATTTTAAATATGAGAAAATCTACACAAGGCAATCTATTACGACATGAATCCAATAGTGGTTCTAGGGGAAAGAAAACAAGCATAGGCAGAAAGAATATAGGAACTGCCACAATGAATAAGCACAAAAGACGTATGCGTAAAGCTAAATATAGGGGACAAGGCAAATGAAAGACATTGAAGATTTTAAAGACGAATGGAGAAATGAGGTAAGGTCTGACGTAGTAGCATACTGTAATCACTGTGGAGCAACTGGACCGTGGGAAGGTTATATAAGTGTTTTAAACCACGAAGAACGAAGTGGGGAAATAACTCCTACTAACTGCGGAACTTGCCACAAACCTTTTTCAATATCTTATAAACACAAGGAGTAAATAACAATGAAAGATAATACTTATGGCGATTATTCTAAAGAAGAAGAATATGGACAAGCACCTAATGAACCACATGATGAATATGGCAGACCTTTGGGTGATATCAACGCAAAAAAATTAGAAATCTTATTAAACTTTATAATTGACCAACAAGATGCAATTAATTCTATGGATGAAAAAATAAAAGAATTAGATGAACAACTTCGCTTATTAGTTGACCTGTTTCATGATGACCAATATGCAAGAATTAAAGCAGAAGGCTTAGTGATGAACTAATGGAAATATTTCTAATTAAATTGGAGAAATTAAATGAAAAAATTTAGAGACATTATATTTTATACAGTGATAGGATTACTGTTTGGGGGTTTCGTATTGTCAATAATCATAATATGTTTGCCTTATTACTTAGGCAGAACACTTTGGGAGAAGTTTGAAGATTGGCAACTAAGGAGATATTTATAATAAAAGGGGAGAGGTATGGAATTTACATACGATAAAAAGAATAGTTATTTCAATAACTTTTATAATTGGTGGGCAATAAATTCAGAAGAAAAGAGAGCATTCAATGAAAAGCCTTATGGTGATGAAGAAGCTATCAAAAAGTTTAACGAACTATACGGACATCATAACTATAAAAAGCTGTTCAATTTTTAACCAGTTGGTAAAATAAACTCTTAATCATGGGGGGAAATGCAATGACGCAATATGATTATAGAATAGCTAAAGCCAAAGTCCGTAT